AGATGAAAGATCAATTGATGCATACATCCGACCTCGAGGGTCTCGGGAAAATCTTTCTTGAAGGCGCTTAATAGGAGCCATTTGGTCGAAGGTTCCATCAACATCTAAACCTCTTAAAATTAAAAAGAGGAATTTATGTAATGGATACATCAACCATTGTGTTCAAGCATCTACCATAGCGAAAACTCTTACCTTTCCGGCAGGTTCGGCTTTAAAACCGAGCTTACCGAGGAAGGCATCACCCATTGGATAAGGAGTTTCTTGGGCATAATAGGTAGGAGACTTTAAGTCTTCACCACCTAAGCCTTTGAAATCACCCTTCTGCTGGGCCATCGCGACAAGTCTTAACCTGCTAACAAAGGCAGGGATCCCAATCTGTGTGGTGTATTCTGTAAGATAACGAACTAAATGTTTACATTTAAGTCATAATCTAGCAGAAATGATCATGGCCGGAGCAGACGAGTTAACTAAAACTGGTCCGCTATTGGGCCCTGTCTTCAAGATTGGGAAGAAACGAGGTTTCTCTATCTCAGGGAATTCACCAATTTTCTCGCGGAGTCCAGGTATAAATACCTCGGAAAGGAACTTCTCTCAACCAGGTAAGAATTTTCTTAAACTCGGACCTTTATCTGTAATAGTATCTAAAGAAAGTTTTCCTTTAAATTCTAAAATACGGTAAAGACCGAATAAAGTCATTCAGAACCTGATTGTAGATTTGTCCCGATCACGAGAGATTTTAACCCGGATCCCCGCTGGAATAATTAGTGGTACTCCAGCCCGATTACGAGCAGGACGTACTTTTAATTCACTTAAATCGAGAACCCGAAAGCCTCCTACAACTTGTTGTAGGAGAACCTGGCAAGCTTTAAGGTATATTACTACACCTTTAAGCCCAGAATGACGCGCCATCTTCGATATGAAGAAAACGAAACCAGCCACCTGTCTTACAACAGATTTGGAAGACCGAGGGCGAACACCTCGGAGATACTCTAAGAGTACTCCGATTAGTCCGCGACCCCCCTTTCGGAAGATCAGACCATTAATGGACTTGATTTTCGAAGAGATGATACTCTCTAACGTAATAATACGTTTAGAAAGACCATCCGTACCTCTAAACTTCCCAGAATGAATCTGGGATGCCAAGTTTCTAATATTAGATTTAAATGTATTTTTCATTTGAATTTTAAATTATAGACCTGGTGTTGTGAGATATGAGACTAGACACGATCCGACGAGTAGTTATTACTACCCGGACTTTACGTCTTAAATCGGATTCGACCCAACCTTACAGTTTTGGAAGGGCTCTATAGTCTGATAACAATCAAGTTTAGCATGTACAAACCTAATCCACTAATCCCTCTTTCCTTAGGTTCAAGACCTAAGGGG